GATGACGACGAGGATTTTCTCGCCTAACAACAACTGATCCCCGGCGGGTGGCGGAGCAATCTGCCACCCTGTTTGGGTTATGAAAGGACAAATGCGTATGAAAACACTATCACTGGATTTGGAGACGTACAGCAGCGCCGACCTGAACAAGACTGGCGTTTACCGTTACGCTGAGTCGCCGGATTTCTGCATCCTGCTTTTCGGTTACTCCGTGGACGGCGGCGACGTGAAGGTGGTCGATATAGCATCTGGCGAAACGGTGCCGGAGGCTATCCTTTCAGCGCTTATGGATGATACCGTCGAGAAATGGGCGTTCAACTCATCCTTCGAGCGGGTCTGCCTGTCTCGATTTATCGGCTTGCCGACCAGCGAATACCTCGACTCGACCTCGTGGAAATGCTCTATGGTGTGGTCGGCGTACATGGGCTTGCCGCTTTCGCTTGAAGGGTCGGGAGCGGTGCTGGGCTTGGAGAAGCAGAAACTATCAGAGGGCAAAGACCTGATTCGTTTCTTCTGCCGTCCCTGTAAACCGACCGAAGCCAACGGGCAGCGCACACGAAACCTGCCGACCGATGCGCCGGACAAGTGGTTAACCTTCAAAGCCTACAATAAGCGCGACGTGGAAACTGAGCTGGCGATTCAAGCGAAGTTGGCGAAGTTCCCTGTGCCGGACGAGGTATGGGACGAATACCACATCGACCAAGAAATCAACGACCGTGGCATTTCTGTTGATATGACGATGGTACGTGAGGCAATCGCCATCGATAGCCAATCGCGGGAGCGGCTCATGGCGCTCATGCGGGAAATGACTGAGCTGGACAATCCAAACTCGGTACAGCAAATGAAGCAGTGGCTCTCGGACAACGGTCTGGAAACGGACACTCTCGGCAAAAAAGCTGTCAAGGAGCTGCTCAAAACCGCTCCCGCTCCACTCGGCGAGGTACTGTCACTCCGGCAGCAACTCGCGAAAAGCAGCGTAAAGAAGTATCAGGCAATGGAAAATGCCGCCTGCGCGGACGGTCGCTGCCGTGGGATGTTCCAGTTTTACGGAGCCAATCGGACAGGTCGGTTTGCGGGGCGGCTTGTGCAGCTACAAAACCTGCCTCAGAACCACTTGCCAGATTTGGAGGAAGCCCGCGCTCTGGTACGCAGTGGCGATTACGACGCGCTGGATATGCTCTACGACTCCGTGCCGGAGGTACTGTCGGAGCTTATTCGTACCGCGTTCGTGCCAAGCTCTGGTAACAAGTTCATCGTAGCGGATTTCAGCGCCATCGAAGCGAGGGTTCTCAGCTGGTTTGCCGGTGAGGACTGGCGCTTAAAGGTGTTCGAGAGCGGTGGTGACATCTATTGCGCGTCGGCATCGCAGATGTTCGGCGTTCCCGTCGAGAAACACGGCGTAAACGGTCACCTGCGGCAGAAAGGCAAAATATCCGAATTGGCACTCGGCTATGGCGGGTCGGTTGGCGCTTTGAAGGCGATGGGCGCTTTGGACATGGGTCTGACCGAGGACGAGCTGCACCCGCTGGTGACGGCATGGCGCAGCGCAAACCCGAACATCGTGCGCTTCTGGTTGGATGTGGACAGAGCCGTCATGCGGGCAGTGCGGGAACACATCAACTCGGAGGTACGCGGCATTAGATTCTCGTGGCAAAGTGGAATGCTGTTCATCACACTGCCGTCGGGCAGGAAGCTCACCTACATCAAGCCCCGCATCGGCATGAACCAGTTCGGCTCGGACTGCGTGACCTACGAGGGTGTGGGCAGTACAAAGCAATGGGAGCGGCTGGAGTCATACGGGCCCAAGTTCGTGGAAAACATCACGCAAGCCACCAGCCGCGACATTCTCTGCTACGCCATGAAAACTCTGCGCTGCTGCAACATCGTGGCACATATCCATGACGAGGTCGTCATCGACGCCGACAAGCGTATGTCGCTGGAAGCAGTATGTGAGCAGATGGGCAGAACACCACCGTGGGCACCCGGTCTCAAGCTCCGCGCCGACGGCTTTGAATGCAATTTTTATAAAAAAGACTGAAAACCACTACGGATTATAGGCTGCGCTTGTCCTTTAGTTAATGGAGGCTGGTGCAGCCTATCATTTTTCTGGAGGAAAAGATTATGTTCTACATCAAAACGGAGCTGCCGGACGGCAAAACGGTCAAGACCGAGGTCACGGACGAGAACGTCTTCACACGCTGTCCCGGCTGCGGCGACGAGGTGAGCGTTGATCTTGCGGAGCTGTTCTCGGATAGTGAAAGCGACCTGTATGGAACGGCGGTCTACTGCGACGAATGCAGCCGAAAAATCAGGAGCAAAGGCGGTGCCGTATGAAAGAGCTGATTCCAAAGGATGAGTATGGCATCTTTGCCGACACCCATGATACTGCAAGAGTTGACAGTCTGTTTGTGGCGCAGGCCTTTGAAAAACGGCATGACAATGTTCTGAAGGACATACGAGAGCTGGACTGTTCGGATACGTTCCGACTCCTAAACTTTGAGGAGTCCAGCTACCGCAACGCGCAGGGTAAAAAACAGCCCGCTTATTGTATGACACGCGATGGCTTTGTTTTCCTCGCGATGGGGTATCGCGGTAAAAAGGCTGCAGAGTTCAAGGAACTGTACATCCGTCGTTTCAATGAGATGGAGAGCTTCATCAGGACGCTCGTCTCAGCACGGCAGGAGTTTCCGCTCCTTACCGCCAACATCAAACTGCTCCACGACCACCCCAGGCCTTACCATTTCAGCAACGAGTGCGATATGCTCAATCGCATCGTGCTGGGCTTGACGGCAAAGCAATTCAGACTCGCCAACGGCATTGAAAAGGGCAAAAGCATCCGTCCGTACCTTTCGGACAGCCAGATTATGATGCTCGACACACTGCAAAAGGTTGATATCGGACTGCTTGTGTCGGTGCCGGATTATGAGCAGCGCAAGCGGTATCTGGAATGGTACAAGCTCAAAATGGAAGAAAAGAGTGAGGGATAGCCTTATGAGCATAAACAAATTGAACAGCGAGGGTTACTACGATCCTACCGCTTATGAGGCAATGACACTTGTTGAAAAGGAAGAACGTGCACTGCGGGCATTTCGGCCTATTGTTTACATCTGCTCTCCGTTTTCAGGAGATGTGGAAGGCAATATCGCGTCGGCGCAGCGCTTCAGCCGGTTTGCTGTGGACAAGGGCTACATACCTATCGCGCCGCACCTGCTGTTTCCGCAGTTCCTCAACGACAACGACCCGAAGGAACGCCAGCTCGGATTATTCTTCGGTAACGCCCTCATGAGCAAGTGCGCCGAGGTCTGGGTGTTCGGCAGCATCATTTCACCGGGCATGGCAGCCGAAATCAAACGCGCCAAGTGGAAGGACTACCGCTTGCGCTATTTTAACGAAAACTGCGAGGAGGTACAAAAATGCGTGAATTGAAGATTGCCCTCGGCAATTCCCGACAGGCTAAATTCTGGTCAAACAAGACAATTCCGTTTGACGACATCTGCGAACGGCTGAAGACGCCGATACGCACGACGGAAACCGCAGAGGAATATGCCAAACTGCCGAAGCCCAAGCGCGATGAGATCAAGGACAAAGGCGGTTTTGTCGGTGGGCATCTGCGTGACAATCTCCGTAAGGTCGGGAACGTTTCCTGCCGTTCGCTGTGGACGCCTGACGTTGATAATGCAACGCCGGAGTTTGTCGCGGCGCTTAAGGATAAATTGACCTTCAAGTGTGCGGTATACTCCACGCACAGCCATACGCCGGAAGCGCCCCGTCTGCGCATCGTTGCCCCATTCACAAGGGACGTTACCGCAGACGAGTTCATGGCAATCTCCCGCTTTATGGCGGCAGAGCTTGGTATCGATATGTTTGACGAGTGCTCCTTCATCCCCAACCAACTCATGTACTGGCCCACCTGCCCGTCAAACGGTGAGTATATCTGCGAGTTCTTTGACGGCAAGCCTCTCGACCCTGACGCAATTCTGGCGGCACATCCCAACTGGCGCGATTGTGCTTTGCTGCCGACAACCTCGCGTGAGAGCAAAGTCAACAAACCGAGCCAGAAGCAGCAGGAAGACCCGCTCTCCAAAACCGGCGTTGTCGGCGCTTTCTGTCGCACCTATAGCATTACAGGCGCAATCGAAGCCTTTCTCTCTGATGTGTATGCTCCATCTGTTGTGGAAGGACGATACGACTACATTCGTGGCGAAAGCAGCGCTGGCTTGGTGCTTTACGATGATGTGTTCGCATACAGCCACCATGCTACAGACCCCGCATACGGCAAGCTGCTGAATGCTTTTGACCTTGTGCGGACACACAAATTCGGTGATAAGGACGAGAAAAAATCCTTTGCCGCCATGATGGATTTCGCTGTGAAGGACGAGGCGGTCAGTGCGTTACTCCTGCGGGAGAAGCAATCGGCAGCTGCGGAGGAATTCGATGACTGGACGCAGGGGCTGCAACGTGACCGTAGTGGAGCGATTCAGAACAGTCTGCACAACATCACGCTCATTCTGGAGAATGATCAAAAGCTCCAAAACATCTGCTTTAACCAGCTCGCCGACGGCATGGAGATAAAGGGTGAAGTGCCGTGGCAGCACCCTGCTCGATTCTGGCGAGATGCCGATGACGCGCAGCTCATCTGCTATGTGGATGCCAACTATGGCAACTTCTCGGCTCGTAACTATCAAATCGGTGTCGCCAAGGTAGTCGATGACCGCTCCTACCATCCCATACGTGAGTTCTTTGCCGGACTGCCGCAGTGGGACGGCAAGTCCCGTGTTGAAACACTCCTCATTGACTATCTCGGTGCTGATGATAACGCCTATACCCGCGCCGTCACCCGAAAAACGATATGCGCCGGTGTGGCACGAATCAAACAGCCCGGTATCAAATTCGACTATATTCCCGTGCTGAACGGACCCCAAGGTATCGGCAAATCCACGCTCATTGAGCGGCTCGGCGGCGAGTGGTACTCGGACAGCCTGTCGCTTACAGACATGAACGACAAGACCGCCGCCGAAAAGCTGCAGGGCTATTGGATACTTGAAATCGGCGAGCTTGCCGGAATGAAAAAAGCCGACATCGATAAGGTCAAAGCGTTTATTTCCCGTCAGGACGATAAATATCGCGCCAGTTTCGGCAGACGGGTGACGCCGCATCCGAGGCAGTGCATCTTCTTTGGTACGACCAACTCTCAGAATGGTTATCTCCGTGACATCACGGGAAATCGCCGCTTCTGGACGGTCAAAACACCCGGTACGGGAAGATTGAAGCCGTGGCAGCTTACGAAAGAGGACGTTCGGCAGGTGTGGGCGGAGGCACTGGTACTCGTCGAACGTGGCGAAAAGCTATATCTCGATTCGGACTTGGAGGCACAATCACAGGTCGAGCAGTCTGCCGCTATGGAGCAGGATGACCGCGAGGGTCTCGTTACGGCATACTTGGATTTGCTGCTGCCGGAAAACTGGGCGGATATGGATATCTATGCGCGACAGGAATATATCCGCGACCCGGACGCGCCTGTGCAGCCGAAAGGCATGGTGCGGCGCGATGCGGTCAGCAATCTGGAAATATGGTGCGAATGCTTCGGCAAACGCAAGGAGGACATCAAGCCCGCCGATTCCTATGCGATAGCAGCGATGATGCTTCACATCGAGGGCTGGCACAAAACCGACGAACGCAAAACGCAGCCCTTATACGGGCAGCAGCGTTTATACCGTCGCGTATGACAACCCATGCTGACAACCTCTGGAGCTTGTCTTTGTCACAGGGGTTGTCAGCCCTGAAAACCTTAGTACAGGGGCAAATTTCACCCCATTTTAGACAGCCTGACAACAATTTCTATATAGCACAAAAAGGTAAATATTTAATAGGAAATAGTGTACCTGTCACACGCGTATTTGCGCGTATAGGAAAAGTTGTCGAGGTTGTCACTGATATACGGAGGAAATCGGAATGAGAGAACAGACGATAGAACGCAAGCTGGTGGTGGCAACGAAAAACATGGGCGGACTTGCGCTGAAATTCATAAGTCCGAGCTTTGACGGAATGCCCGACCGCATTGTGCTTTTACCGGGCGGTCATATAGGTTTCGTGGAGGTCAAGGCTATGGGCTGCAAACCGCGTCCGTTACAGTTTGCAAGGCATGGACTGCTTCGGCGCTTAGGCTTTATGGTGTATATCATCGACGGCATAGAGCAGATTGGAGGTGTACTGGATGAAATACAATCCTCATGAATATCAGACCTTTGCGACAGATTTCATACTGGAGCACCCGGTATCGGCAATTCTACTGGACATGGGGCTGGGCAAGAGCGTTATTACGCTGACTGCAATAAAAGCTCTCATGCACGACAGCTTTGAGGTCAGCAGCGTCCTCGTCATCGCGCCGCTGCGTGTGGCTACCCAGACGTGGCCTGACGAAATCGAAAAGTGGGAGCATCTGCACGACCTCACCTACGCCGTGGCGGTCGGCACTGAAGCGGAGCGTCGGTTTCAGCTTCGGCGCAATGTGGACATCCACATCATCAACCGCGAGAACGTCAAGTGGCTCATCGAGGATAGCGGTATCCCGTTCAACTACGATATGGTGGTCATCGACGAGCTGTCGAGCTTCAAATCACATCAGGCAAAACGCTTCAAGGCACTGATGAAGGTGCGCCCAACAGTAAAACGCATCGTAGGCTTGACCGGCACTCCAAGCAGCAACGGGCTTATGGATTTGTGGGCGGAGTACAAGCTGCTGGATATGGGAGAACGGCTCGGTCGCTTCATCGGCGGATACCGTGGTCGCTTCTTTACCCCGGACAAGCGCAACCAGCAAATCGTGTTCTCCTACAAACCACTGCCCGAAGCGGAGGAGCACATCTACCGGCTGGTGTCGGATATCACCATCAGCATGAAATCCACCGATTATCTGAAGATGCCGGAGTGCGTGATAAACGAGGTGCCGGTCACGCTCTCCGAGGGCGAGATGGATCTGTACCATACCATGAAGGATGACCTCATTCTCAATTTGGACGACGGCGACGTGGACGCAGTCAACGCGGCAGCTCTTGCGGGTAAGCTCTCCCAAATGGCAAACGGCGCGGTATACGATGAAAACGGCAATACGGTGCATATCCACGACCGTAAGCTGGACGTTTTGGAGGATTTGATTGAAGCGGCAAACGGCAAGCCCGTGCTGGTGGCGTACTGGTTCAAGCATGACCTTGAGCGCATCGAAAAGCGACTGCACTCGCTTCATATACCGTTTTCCAAGCTGGACACACCCGATAGCATTACCCGCTGGAATCGCGGTGAGCTTCCTGTGGCTCTTGTCCACCCCGCATCCGCAGGACACGGTTTGAACCTTCAATCCGGCGGCTCGACGCTGATATGGTTTGGGCTGACATGGAGCTTGGAACTGTATCAGCAGACGAACGCAAGGCTCTGGAGGCAGGGTCAAACGGCAGCGACGGTGGTAATACATCACATCATCACGAAAGGCACCATCGACCGCGACATCATGGCGGCGCTGCGTCGGAAGGATAAAACGCAGTCAGCCCTGATTGCAGCCGTAAAGGCAAATTTGACAAAATAAGACAATCAACGACAACATACGACAATCCGTGCCAATCCGAGTGAATTAAAATATCGGAGGTACAGATTATGGAGACCACTTACGAAAACCTCGCAAACGCCATCGTTGTACAAGCCATCAAGGACTACCGCGTAGCACTACATTTTTTGAAACGTCACCCGCATACACCCGACTTCGACACAGAGGAAGCCAAGTCGGACAAACGCAAGCGTTCTCTTCGGGACAAAATCATCAGGAACGAAAGCGAACGAGACGATGTGGAACGCTTTCTCCGCTCCGGCTGGTTTGAAACACTTTCCAATCTGGATGGTGAAACGCTGCTGCAGCAGGTGCAAGCGATGGAGGTGCGGTGATATGACGGCTTTGGACTTTCTCAGTCAGGCGTACCGCCTCGACCTGCGTATCGACAGCAAGCTCGAACAGATAGCGTCGCTCAATGAGCTGGCAACAAAATGCACATCCACCATCACTGGTATGCCCCGTAACCCCAGTCACAGCCTGTCCTCTATGGCAGACGCTGTCGCAAAGATAGTTGACCTTCAGACTGAAATTGACGCCGACATTCATCGTCTGGTTGACATCAAGCGGCAAATCGTGACGGCGATAAAAGCCGTGGACAACAAGGAATATCAGACACTACTGGAGCTTCGCTTCCTCTGTGGCTGCACATGGGAGGAGGTCGCCGCCAAGATGGGCTACAGCATCCAGCATACCTTTCGGATGCGCGACTGGGCTTTGAAAACGGTGGTCGTTCCGAAAGTGGAGAGTGAATGAGAGTTGATGTTATAGGGGAATATAGTATAATGGTAGTATAGAAAGTGTGACAACGAGAAGCCATCGCGGGAGAAATCCTGTGGTGGCTTTTCTTGTGCCTGAACGGAGGTGACATCATGCCAAAGAAACCACAACGCCCGTGCCAGTACCCCGGCTGTCCGAAGCTGACGAGCGGTCTTTACTGCGCCGAGCACCAGAAGCAGATGGACTATCACTACAATCATTTCCAGCGTGAGCCGGAGACAAACAAGCGTTACGGTCGTGCTTGGAAAAGAATACGCGACCGCTTTATCAAAGCACACCCTCTCTGCGAAGAGTGCAAGAAGCATGGCAAGCTGACTCCTGCCGAGGAGGTACACCACGTTCTCCCGCTTAGTCAGGGCGGCACCAACGACATGAACAATCTCATGGCGCTGTGCAAGGCGTGTCATTCACGGATAACTCTTGAAGCGAACAAACATAACAGCGACCGATGACACCGGTGGGGGTATTTTACCTCTACGACTTTTCGATGCGGACAGCGGCGTGGGGCTTCGTGTTGAAAAACGCGGTTTCAAAGGGTTGACTAGCCCAAGTTCAGGAAGGAGTGTGATGAATATGGCGAAAGACGGCACCTGCCGAGGCGGTGCAAGAGTCGGCGCGGGCGCTAAAAAGAAGCCGCTTGCCGACAAAATAGCGTCCGGCAATCCCAGCGGCAGACCGCTCACGGTCATGGAATTCACCGACGCTCCAAAGCTCGAAGGCGTGGAAATGCCGGAGCCGAATAAAATGCTGTCGGCGGAGCAAAAGGACGGCACGACGCTTGCCGCCGATGAGATATACAGAAACACATGGGCGTGGCTTAATGCCCGTGGCTGCGCAGCGTTGGTTTCCCCGCAGCTTCTGGAACGGTACGCGATGAGCGTTGCCCGCTGGATTCAGTGTGAGGAGGCGGTTTCGAGCTTCGGCTTTCTGGCACGGCACCCGACTACCGGTAACGCGATCCAAAGTCCGTATGTGGCGATGGGTCAGAATTATATGAGTCAGACAAACCGCCTGTGGTATGAGATATTCCAGATCGTCAAAGACAACTGCACTGGCGAGTATTCCGGCAGCAATCCTCAAGATGATGTTATGGAAAAATTGCTTACGGCGAGGAGGGGCAAGTAAATGGATATACGCACAATCAAGCTGTCGGAGCTGAATCCGGCAAAATACAATCCT